AAACTGTTCAAAGAGAACAGGTCTGATTCTGCTAAAAAAGAAGGTACAGAAATCGTTTACACAGATGCCTAAATCAGGATACAGCTGATAAAGCGGCTTGTTCATTCTCTGATTGTATGATGTTTCGCGTTTGATTCAAGAAGTTATTGTTAGCCATTAAAGCATTATTTACTAATAGGTAATTCTTATTACGTTCAAAAAATCCATCAAGTGAACAAATTACGCACTTACCATACATTAAAAAATTGCCTGGAATCTCCAACGCCCATTTTGAATGGTGGCATGAATCAAAAACCACAAAAGGTGTTGTCCTATTTATCTTTACTACCAAAAACCATAATTTTTCGCAAGCTGAAGCCTGCGAAATCCACTTATCCAATTGAATGTTTTTGCTAAAAAGTTGAGGCCAAGAAAAATCTCTGTAAAATTTACACTCGAATGATAAATGACTCAGCTCATCAGGTACAATTAAATCCCCCGTCGCTAATAGAGATTGACTCTTACTCAACTTTTGTATCCTGAATGAATTAGAACCTCCAACAAAAGCACCGCTCGACCAAACTCTTTCAAAGTTTAATCCAAAAACACTGATCAAGTGCTTTGCTAAGTCTCTTTCAAAACTCTTTCCTTTATTTTTACTTGCATTCGGCATATCTTACACCGTTAACTTACGGCGCTGTATAGGCATTTTCAACTTCTTACCTCTCCTCTTCTTTGCTCCAAGGATTTTAGGCAAGCGTGAATCGCCAGGAGCATAGGCTGCATCTGTCTGAGAAGGGAATTGGTTACCGTACTGACCAGCTGGTTGAGCAAATGGGGCACTGAATGCAGTACTCGCTGTATTAGCCATGGACTCCAACAACTTCTTATAAAGAGATTCAAATCTGTTCATTGATTTTACACTTTCAGTGTGTATAATGTATTTATGGTGGACATTGAGGCATATATTACAGAGCTTACTACAGATACTAAAGTAACCGCTTTCGATATTAAAGAAGTTCAAATGAAGTTACCTGCAACTAAGCATAAGTGGACAGGTCGCTACATCAGACATAAGCAGCAACTAATGAAACTCCAAAAACAACGCGACGACACCAAAAAGAATCTTGTTAAAGACATTATTGCTAAATCCGTTGTAAAGATAACTGATGCTGTTGCAGATCGCGCTGTAGAGACGAGTGAAAGTATCAAACAACTCGACGAAGAGCTACAAAATCTCAAACTTACAATTGAACTCATTGAAAAAGCTGACAAAATCCTAAGCTCAATGACATATGATGTCAAAAATATGATTGAGCTCCAGAAATTAGAACAAACCTAATGCATTTCTCTCTCGACAAAGGCGGGAAGTATGCAGTGATGCAGGGGGATCAATTAGAAGAGATTCGTGAACACTTCTCTGTTAAGAATGATGCTGCTCCCTTTACTAAGAAGTATAATAGATTTGTACCCGCTCGCTACTATGCTATCACTCCAACTGGTAGATTTGATCCACCTCTATTGCCAGAAATTCTAAAATTTCTCCTTTCAACCCACTGTGGGTTGAATATTGTTGTTGAAGATACTCTTAAAGCTGCTATTTCACCTTCACAGGTTAACTGGCAAGGCAGACCTCTTTTTAATCCAGAACCTTACAAGCTTGCCTTAGAACTTCGCGACTATCAAGAAGAAATTGTACGTAAATGTATACAAGCTGGTAGAGGTACCATAGTATTAGCAACAGCTGGTGGTAAAACTCTCGCAATGGCTTCACTTATTAGTAGAATCTCTACATTTTATTCTGAAGATGCAAAATTTAAATGCCTAGTTATTGTCCCTGATATCGGACTAGTGCACCAGACATATAACGATTTCCTATCTTATAACGTCCCATTTACTCTCTCCAAATGGACAGGTAATGATGATCTACAGTTAGCTACTAACGTCATAATTGCTAATGCAGGCATTTTACAAAGTGAGAAAAGTAATACAACTTGGATAAACTTTGTAGATCTTCTTGTTGTCGATGAATGTTTACGGGCAAATACTTTAGTTGATACCGTCAACGGGTCGATACCTATTCAACATATAAATGTAGGTGATATTGTAAGATCATATAACACTACGATTCAACGAGATGAATGGCAGCCTGTTTTACATACTTGGAATAATTTACCAGAAAGTAATTCATCTACATATTTTATAAAAATTGAATTAGTAGACGGTAAAGTCATTCAGTTAACACCTAACCATAAGCTATATACACAAAGAGGTCTTATTCGAGCTGATGAACTCACTATGAAAGACGAAATAATATGCATTACCTCTTCTAAATTTATGAATCTACGGTATAAATATCTATATGCAACGCAAAGTATTAAAACATACATGTCGAATCTGTGGTGAAAGCGTCAAGTATATCAGCCGACATCTCAAGTATAAACACTCAATTGATAGTTTAAAACTATATTACGATAGACACATTTTACAAACTCAATGTGATTGTATATGTAAAGAGTGCGGTAATCCAACTCGATTTCTTAACTCTGTTAACGTTGGGTATGCTCAGTTTTGCTCAAATCACTGTCAAACTACATATTTCAATCGTAAAAAATGCGGTATACCTCGTACTGAGTATACTAAACTTTTAATAAGTCAGAGGCGTAAGCAATTTCTAAAAACACGTAAAGGGCGTGAACAAATTCATAATCTGAGTATTAATCGCAGAGGTATTAACAACTCTATACATAAGCAAACTCAAGAAACTAGAAATAGATGTAGACAGCGTCAATCAGATACTATGAGGGGTAAGATACTGAGAGGTGAATTCACACCACCTATCACCAATTCTTGGTGTCGTTCAAGAACAGTAATCAACGGTATACCGTTCAGAAGTCGGTGGGAAGCTGCATTCCATATTCTTAACCCTCAGCTATTATTTGAAACAACCCGCATACCATATACAGATACAACTGGTAAAACTCGTACATATATAGTTGACTTCACTGATAATTTAAATCGAGTATTGTATGAAATAAAACCTAATGCCACAAAGAATACATCAAATAATACTGCTAAACGGCAAGCAGCCTTAAACTGGTGTACAGCTAACAAATTTTATTATAAAGAAATTAATGATGAATATTTTATGTATAATGCTAATAGAATAGATTATTCTCAATATAGCAAAAAAATATACGAAAGTATGAAACAATTTATATCATGAGAATTAAACAAATTAGCAGGGTAGCAAGAACTATGGAGTCTGTCTATAACTTAGAAGTGCAATCCAATAATAATTACTATGCAAATGGTATTCTTGTAAGTAACTGTCATAAGATTCGAAAAGGTAATAAGATTACAGATCTTATTAAGGTGATTAAAACTCCTTGTAAGTTTGGATTTACTGGAACTATGCCAGAAAGTTTACTCGACCAATGGAATATTATCGGTAAGATTGGATACATCTTATACGAAAGAGATAGTAATACCCTGCGAAAAGATAAATACATCGCAGATGTATGCTGTCAAATAATCGAACTCAGTCATAAAAATTTACCCGAGCCAGTTGAAGATAAGATGAAAGCATATAGAAATGAGCTTGAATTCATCATCAACAGTCCATTTCGTAATAACCTTATTGCTAAGTTAGCAGCCAATGTTACTAAAAACTGCTTAATTCTTATTGATTTTATAAGACACGGTAATATACTGGAAGAAATATTAAAGAAAAACTGTCCAGCGAAGCAGGTATTCTTTATTCAAGGTTCTGTAGAGGTAGATGAACGTGAAAAAGTCAAACAGTTGATGGAAACTAACGCAGATGTTGTAGTTATAGCTATATCAAAAATATTCTCTACAGGAATCAACATTAAAAATTTACACTATATTGTCTTTGCTGGTGGCGGTAAAGCAAAATTAAGAGTAGTTCAATCGATTGGCCGCGGCTTGAGACTACATGCCACTAAAACGAAGCTAATTCTGCTTGATATAGCAGACAATTTAAAATATGGAAACAGACACGCTAATAAAAGACAAAAGCTGTACGGGGAAGAAAGTATACCGTACACCGTTAAAGAAATCCAAGAAACGTGACATCATAACTGAGATAATTGAAGCTGATGCTACTAAAATACCTCCTGAGGTTATCGAAACAGTTATCAAAACTGTATTTGAACCAGAAGAAGAAATTGAAATAGAAAGCATAGAACCTGTTGAAAGTATTGACGTAATTAAACCAACAAAGAAACTGCGTAAGAAATCAAAAGCTAGTGAACGTGAACACTACGTCAATAGTAAAGAGTTTGAAGAGCGCATTAGAGGCTACTATACAACTGGTGACATTCCAGATGAATTAGCTAATTCAATCAACAAAATAGCGCAAGGTTTATCTTTTGCACCTAACTTCATTAACTATTCATATAAAGATGACATGGTTGGTGATGCTATCGTAAAAATGTTCTCTGCATTAAAAAATAAGAAATTTAGACTAGATTCTGGCTTCTCTCCCTTTTCATACTTTACTACAATTGCATTCCACGCCTTCATAAATCGGATTAAAAAGGAAAAGAAATACCACGAGGCTGTAAACGAGTATAAAGAGAAGGTATACATGGATACAATGCAAGCTGGTGACGGTATGGGTGGCGCTGTTTATATTGGCCCACACCATAGTTCTGATGAACCACATGATCCCCAAAACTACTAACCCTTCTAGGGTAGCAATTTTTAGTGACCTGCATCTAGGCACGCACCAGAATTCTATATTCTGGCATAATATTGCTTTGAACTGGACAGATTGGTTTGTCGCTAAATTAAAAAACCAGAATATTGATACTGTTCTATTTCTTGGTGACTTTTTTGATCATAGAGATGAAATAGCTGTTAACACCCTAGATATAGGTTACAAGATATTAACAAAGTTTCAAGACATCAAGTTAATAATGATTCCTGGTAACCATGATAGCTTTTATAAAGAACACTCTGAGATCAACTCTCTAAACATTTTCAACGGGTGGAAGAATGTTCAGTTAATCAATGACATCTCTTCATTAGATTTTGGTAATACTGCAGCAACTTTTGTACCGTGGGGTGGTGATATTTCAAAAGTACAGTGGACACCTTACCTGTTTGGACATTTTGAGATTAATTCATTCAGAATGAATTCTGCTAAAGTATGTGATAAGGGAACAGATATAGAAAAATTCTTTGCTCTATCTCCTCAAATTTTTTCTGGTCACTTTCATTTGAGAGATTCACGTGTATATGATAATAATTCAATCACCTATGTAGGGAATGTATTTGAAATTAACTTTGGTGAAATCAACAATGCAAAAGGATACCATATCTTAAATTTTGATGATAACAAAGAAGCACCTTTGTTTATTGAAAATACAGTATCACCGAAACATCTAAAGATATCTATGTCAGACATTGTAAAGTATAGCAACATACCAGCAGATAAGGCTGCCTTAATTAAAGGTAATATCATTCGATTAATTGTTGATAAAGTGGTATCTGCTGACATAGTTGATGCAGTTCAAGCTAAAATCAAATCTTATGAACCTGCGCAATCTACAGTTGAATTCTTGCTTAATTCAAACATAGTTAACATTGATGAGGCGGTTAGAAGTAGTGATCTATCTGATGTAAATGTTGAGAAAGCTATTGGTGAGTTTGTATCATTTCTTGAAGTTGATAATAAAGATAAAATTTCTGAATGTTGTATTGATTTCTATAATAAATGTAAATGAAACACGTTGTCTTTAAAAAGCTAAAAATCAGAAATTTCATGTCGATTGGTGAAACACCTGTTGAAATAGATTTCAAACCCGGTGTTAACATCATTACAGGTACCAATAAGGATAAGACAGATAGGCGTAATGGTGCAGGTAAATCTTCAATCGCTGATGCAATTTTCTTCGCGATGTACGGTAATATTCTGCGCCCGGTTAAAAAAGAAGCTATCAAGAATGATGTTACAAATGGTACTTGCGAAGTTACTTTAGAGTTGGATGTGGTGTCAGAAATTCATACTCAAAAGCTCTTAATCGTTCGCTCTCTAGGACCTTCTCGATTAGAACTCTATATTGATGGTATTGAGAAAACTTTAGATAGCATCGCTAGTACAACTGATTACATCATCAAGTTGATTGGTTGCAATCCAGAGGTGTTCGAGAATTGTATTGTGATGACATTGAATAGCGCTCTACCATTCATGTGTCGTAAAAAACACGAGAAGAGACAGTTCATTGAAGGCATCTTTAACTTAGAAGTCTTTAGCAGAATGCTTAAAGAGGCGAAAGATGGTTACAGTTCTTGTAAATCAAAATTAGAGGTAGCAGCGGGTAGAGCAGAAGAAATTGAGATTTCAATCAGAACTATCAAGAATCAGCTAACTACTTTTAATACTACGAAAGCTTCTAAGTTAGAGAAACTAAACAAAAAATTAACTAATCTAGCGGATGATGTACTCGATCTCGATAAGGATTTAAACAAGAATATTGGTATAACAGAACAAGATGTTAAGAACGCTAAGAACTTTCTTGAAGTAGAGTTTGTTACAAAAGAAAAAGACTACAGAGATAAAGCAAAATCAATATCTGATGAGCTATCAAAATATCAAGCTCTGTTGGGTGCTGCTGCAGAAGCTATTAAGAAAATGGATGCAAACGCTGATAGTTGCCCTGTTTGCTTACGCCATATTACTGATGAAGATAGAAAACATGTTGATGAAGAGCGTGCAGCAACAGAGCAACGACGCGGTGATTACCGTATTAAGATCTTGGATCTTAAACAGCGACAGAATGAACACAGCATGGAATGGCTTGCTATAAGCAAACAAAAGAATGCTGCATCGGAACTTATTGATAAGTGGGAAACTCGAGAGGGTGATAAACAAGAAATTCAACGGAAGATAGATAGTGCTAAGAAAGAAGCTGATAATATTGCTGGTCAGATACTCGAGACAGAGAAAGAACAAGCCCCTTTTGATGACTTGACAAATACTCAACAAGCTAAGTTAGACGAAGTTAAAACACAGAAACAAGAATACACTGATAGACTCAACTTACTCAATCAAGTTAAGTTTGTCTTCTCTGAAGAGGGTGTTAAATCACTTATTGTTAAGCGCACACTAAATATCTTTAATACCCAACTTGCATACTACCTACAACAACTTGATGCTAACTGCTCATGTACCTTCAATGAATATTTTGAAGAATCCATTATCAATGATAAGGGTAAGGAATATTCATATTTCAGTTTAAGTGGTGCCGAGCGAAAGAGTATTGATTTAGCTTGTTTATTTACTTTCATGGATATTCGTAGATTGCAAGGTGACGTTGCTTTTAATATTAGTGTATTCGATGAATTATTCGATTCTAGTCTAGATGCCAAAAGTGTTGATTTAGTTCTAGAAGTTCTCAAAGAACGAGTTGAAAAATTCAACGAGTGTGTTTATGTTATTAGTCACCGCAAAGAAAGTACACGGCTCGCAACTGGTGAAGTTATCTATCTTGTAAAGAATAATGGCATCACAACCAGAGTTGATTTTGTTGATATGCCTCATCAATAGTCCCAATGATATCACCATTTTCATCGCCATTTACATCGCCATTTATAAATCCTTTTCCAAGTCCTTTTGCGAGTCCGTTTAATAACGTTAACACCTTATCACCTAACAATGTACAACCTGTAAACCCCCTAACGCCGCCGGAAGCAACCTTACCTAGAAGTTTAAATTATTACGCCGATTACAGTGGATGTGGATTCTGGCGCATGATATGGCCAGAACATGTTTTAAATGCTCATCAAAAAGCTACCATTCACGGTTCAACTGTGATGTCTTACGATCCCCGCTATCTTATACAAGTAAAGAGTGTACGCATTCAGCGACA